CATATCTGACAGTCCTGTTATAGAACCGGTGGAGCGGAAGGGAACGTCCGCAATGCGGACAAACCTTTCTTCCGGCTTCCGTGCCGGCAACCGTTTTGACTTTACGGCGTACAAGCGTACATCCCATGCATTCATCCAGTCTGCCTTTGTATTTCCGGCATTTGTGCAGGGAGATGCGCCCGCATGGAGCGAATCTTTCGCAGTCGAATCTGGGTTCTGTATGATAAATGTTCATACGGCATCATTCATTAAGTCGAACAATGTGGGTGCGCTGACCTCCATCTCTGCCTCATACAGATATGAAAGACTATCTTTCCAGTAGTCGTAATTGAGTTCGGTTGACAGACCTTTCCTCCCCAGATTGATAGCGCAATAGGGAACGGTGCCGATACCTCCGAACGGGTCAAACACCAGTTCACCCCTGTTTGAATACCGTTCAATCAATCTTTCGACAATATCTAACTGAAGGGGGCAGATGTGGTTCTGCCGTTTCTTCTGCGACTGCTTGGTATTGAGCGTGCGCATCCGGGTGACATCATCCCATATCCAGGGCTTCTTGCTTACCGGGTCAACGGCCATGAATGTCTTTGGCAGTTTTCCGTATGCCTCCAGCTCTTCGGCGAATGATACGTGTTCCTCATAATCATAGACGTGCCCACGCTCGTAGTTCCTGAATAGGTGGCGTATCTTGTCAATGCCGGCCCCTTTCATGTCCTCGTAACTCAATAGAGAGTTACCCGAAGATTTCCAACTTGCATGAGCGTCTATCTGCCAACGGGCCAACGAATATTCGCTTTTGTTTTTTGTCACCGGCAAATCAGCATAAGCCCGTGAGGTGTCGGAAGGAAGCTTGCGGAAAAGAAGGACATATTCAGGACAACCGATACCCATCTTTGAACCGTCCTTGCACATCTCTGTATATCCAAGCCGATAAGTCTGGTTGTTCTCCCTTACCACATCCGTATCCACCGTGATGCGCCCCATGTAGCGGAAACCGTGTTTCATGTAGTGGAATACAGTCATTTCACTGAACGGGTCGATAGTGGGCATACCGTCACCCGTAGCGTTGCCGAACAGTACACGGTCTTTCACATGGATGCAAGCTAACCTACCGGGTTTAAGAATACGCATAAGCTCCGGTGTAAGATAATCCATCTGCTCGAAGAACTTGCCGTTGTCCTCATTATGCCCGAAGTCGTTATAGGTCGGAGTGTACTCATAGTGGTTGGAGAACGGGATGCTGGTTACAATCAAGTCCACCGAATTACTTTCCATAGTCTGGCATTCAAGAACATTGTCGTTATTTATGGCCCTCCACAGTTTACCGGACTTTTCTTCCCTGCTGGCAAACATCCACCGCATCATCTTTTCCTCTGCCTGCAAGCCGAACAAACCATTCTCACGGACTATATCGGTCATCTTGGCTACCATCTCGCGGTGTTGCGCCCACTTCTGCATGAAGCTCTTGTATATCTCGCCCTCACTTTCCGCATATACCAGATAAAGGTCAACCGGATGCTGCTGCATGAAACGGTAGATACGGGCTATCGCCTGGAGCTTGTCGTTGAAACGGTAGTCGATGAACATGATTGCCTTGTGGCAGTGGTACTGGAAGTTCAAACCTTCACCAAGCATCTCCGGTTTGGCGGCCAGGTATTTCAGACGGCCGTCCTTAAAGTCCGCTATCACTTCATCGGCTTCCTCATCATCCTGCGAACCGTACACAGCCTTACAGCCGGGTATGGCGTCACACAAAGCCTTCCGTTCATTCTCCAGGTCATGCCATAAAAGGAAATGGTCGTTCTTGTTTTCAGGACGGTTAATGATTTCCACCACACGGGCAATCTTTTCCTGCATGTTGTCCCGGCGTTCTTTCGCTGCGTCGGCAAGTCCGAGAGCAGCCTCACGGAACATCTTCACTTGTCCGTCACGGTCGGTTCCGGCAGTGGAGTTATCAACACTAACCACTTCTTCATGTACACGCAGTTCCGGCAATTCATATCCGGTATCGGGGTAACCAAGGTCGGACGGTTTGGTGAGGAACAACGCCCATGTACTTACCCACAACCAGAACTCCTTCTCCTTGTGCGGATAAAGGGTAAGGTTATTCGCCTTCGTGCTGTCACGCTGAAAGAAACGGGTAAGCGCCTGCCCGGTATCCATCACACCGAGATAACCGGCATAATGTATCAGTTCCTTATATCTGTTGGGCGATGGCGTGGCGGTGGCGACAAAGCGGTAGGGAACATCCGCAAACAAGGGAAGGAACTCCTGATAGGTCTTGGTACCGAAACCACGCAATACGCTCGCTTCATCCAATGATGTTGCGGTGAAGTAGGAAGGTTCTATTCTTACACCATCTTCACCGTCGCGCACACGCTCGTAGTTCGTAACCATGATGTCAGTCGGACATATCATCACATCAGCCATAGTTCGTACATAGGTCACTTTCATGTGCAGATGTTGTTCCGCTTGTGTAAGAAACTCAACGACTACACGCTTGGGACATACTATCAGCCCTTTGCCACCTTTGTGTTTCAGGACTACCCGAAGTATCTCCAACTGAGTTACGGTTTTTTGCATACCGAAACTGGAGAATATCGCACGGCAACCACCGGACACCGCCCAGCGAACAGTATCTTTCACATGGGGATATAACGACGGTGTCAGTTCATCCGGATTGACCTCGAACCCGGTCTGACGGCTGATGGCCATCTTGTCTTTCAGAAATTCTATATATTCTTTCATGCTGTCATTCGTTGTTTAATTAGATTTATATTCTTCTCCACAAGACCAATGATACGATTGTGATAAGGCGAAACACCATTGCATACCGCCCTTGACTGCTCTACTTTCAAAGTTTTCAAATTCAGTTCCACAGTCTCGATGCGTTTCCCTTCGGTGTCCTTTGCAGAAAGTATCAGAGAATCCGGCCTCTTGTAATAGCCATTGTCATATACGCAATGGTGCATTGCCGCACCTTCCTCCGCTATCTCGGCAACACTACTTATCACCGTCACCATTATCTCACCGTCACCGAAGCACACACCGAAGAACTTCCCTTTGTCTTTCTTGTACACTTCTTCCCACTTGGCTGCCTCCTTGCACTTTTCCTCCAAACTCCGCTTCGCTTTCACCTTGCGTTTACGCTCCATCATCTTGTCGTGTGCTTCCATAAGGTTAGGCGGACAAACATATTTAGCGTTATGGGTGTCGAGGTTAAAGTATGCCAATGCTTCCAGATAGTCGAACCATAGGGAAGCATCCTGAACGATGTAATGATTCCGGTTGCAGATGTTAAGGGCATGCCGGAAAGGTATCTCGTAGTTATCCTTACGCAACATGTATTCAAAAACGGACAACTGCCCGGTCTTTACCAAAGTCTCGGCTAAGGGGTTGGTAAGCAGCTGGCAAATAGTATCCACAACAGAAACCCGTGCCATCTTCAATAATCGCCCCATCCAACCGTTGCGCCGGAGCAAGGGAGTGACTGATGCACGCGGATAGAGAAAATTTCCCGTCACATCAAAGACATCGTTCATCTCGTAATACCCGGAAGCACTTCCGTTGTGCTGCTTAACATCTGTCTTGCTATCGTAATCCCAACTGAAATGAAACGGGCTACGGGTGTATTTCTTCCCGGTTATCACTTCCTTGCCGTCATCCGTTATCCAATTCTGGAATACCTCATGGATGTACATACGGGTATCGCAACCATACACATTATCACGCAGCACATCGAATGTCCGTACTACCATCATGCCATGGAAGGATTGCACTACCGAATAAAGCTTTTCTTCGGAATCGGCCTTCCTGCTATGTCTGTGTTCCAAATTCAATGATTTCCCGCAGTTCGGGCAATAATGGGTTTCCATCTCCAAAGATACTGCCAGCATAGGCTTGCTCACACGGTCGATATACCCACAGCACTGGCACCACACCTCACCTTTCTTCAAATAGTAGCCTATTTTTGGAAACAGAGAAATGGCATATCTCCGTTGCGCATCCGTCAATGGCGGCAACTTGCCTGCCAATGCCATTGCGTGCTTCTCTAATTTCGTCCTCGGTTTCATTGTCCTATCAATGGTTTACACAGTTCAACAACTCTCTTGCAATCTTCCATATCGAACATACCAATATGACAAACTTCATGTGGTATGTTCAGTTGGTTTGTTGTTTTCCTTGCGAAGTATTTTGATTTCATTTCTTCAAGAGCTATGGTAATTTTGATTTTATTTCATTAATAAGTTCTTCATTGGATATGCAATAGCCAACATTAACTACATCACACAAATGCCTCTTTAAATCGGTTGGATTATCAAATTCAATAGGCTGTTTTCCAAAAGGGGTAATGCAACATTCTTTCTTATATACCTTATGCCCTCGTTTTTCTATTTCTTGAATCAAATCTTCATCAGAGGCTAAATCCATAAAATCATCGAAGTAATCATCCAAATATACATCCACATCGGCTGTAACTGTAATATAATCCCTCTTTTTATTCATATATGCTTTATTTTAAGTTCAACATTCACCGGCTTGTCTTTCATCGTGAAGAAAGCGTCAAGCAGCTTCTCCTTGATTGCCTTCAAAGGCTTTGTCAGTATATGGCTCTCTACTATTTCGAGAGGTATCCTCCTGTCGCTATACGTTATTAGGGACATGGAAATTATGATGTAGGGCTTCATATTCTTTCACTATCGGTTTACATAAATCAACAACTCGTTTACAATCCTCCACACCAAACATTCCTATGTGGCAAACTTCATGTGGTATTCCTAATTGAATAGATAACCACAAATAAGCTTTATTCCTATTTGAAGTGTTGGGGATATGTTTCTTCCAAATTTTATTGATAAGATTGGTCTTAGCTATTTGGTCAAAATAGAAGTGGGCTTCTTTCTTGGCTTCCCTTAGTTCTGTATTTGCCAGTCGTCCTAACGCTCGGTCTGTACCCTTATGCACACCGACATAAGCCATACAATCCCAGCATAGATATATCATCCCGTAAGAACGTCCATAAATAACAGAACTATCCACATATTCGGTACGATTACCACAATAAGGGCAAATCTTACCAGACAGAATACCATCCATAATTTAGAACAATGACATCTGTTGTACTTCAGTTGCTCCTTTCCTTGCCCGTGACGTTTTTTTCCTAAGCGATACATATTGCTCTTCGGTCAAACGTTTTATCGCCGCTTCACGAGCCGCTTTCTTCTCCTCTTCCGTCAGTTCTACGGGTTGAAATGTGGAGATGGATGCACGGGTTCCAGCAGGCATCTTGCTCACTTTGATGTCATCCTCATCGTAATAGTGGATAGCCATCCCGAATACCTCCTCGTCTGTCATGGCCACGGCAGAGCCCCGTTTCCGTGCCTCTCCCATGATGTAGGAACAGCACTCATCCAAATTCTTGTTTTCTTTTGCGTAGGACTTGGCGAACAGTTCGTCAGTCCTAGCACGTCCGTCAAGATGATTCTTGATTACGTCCTTGAAAGTTTTGTTTTCCATAATTGCGTTACAAATAACTCCTTAAACAATAGTCCGCTATCCAGTAGCAGACAAAATAAAAAGCGGCATATACTGCCAGGATTGACAGAATAGTCGCTATCAGTTTGGTCTCTTTCATTTCAAATTCAGTTTTGCCCGTAAGTCGTCGGGCGGTTGGTGATTCCGTTTTACCGGAGCTTGTTGTTCCTCCAAAGCTTGGTTATTGCGTCGACGAATGATAATATCCAGTTCATCTGACCGTTCCCGAAGAAATTTCCGAAATGCTTCGCCAACGGTTATCGTATCGAAATAACCATAGAACTTACCATACCTTCCCAGCTTGAACCGTGCGACAAACAATATGAACTCCGTCAGTTTGATGTAGTGATACTGGCTAACGAACAGCCCAGAGAACTCATTCAAGGCATTTTCATCGGCCCCCTCCTTCGTGGAAGAAGCAAAATCAATGGTCAGTAACTGCGTCTTTACCCACAGAGACGAGGAACCATATCCGTACATCCGTTCAAGGTCTGACAGCGTGGGAGACTTCTCGCTGTACGCTTTCTCGGTATCTGCAAGAAGCATAGGCTGAAGAGACGTTGAATATGCGGCAGAAGCCTTGCTAAAGGTCGGGTATTTCTCCTTGATGGCTGATAGCATTACTTCCCTGCTCGATGGCTGCATATTCGTCAAGGAGGTTTCTTGCCTTTGCTGTTTTATCAGCATCCCGACTGTTTTGTCTTTGGGCTTGATTTTCTGTTTTTCCATTGTCCTGCTGTTTTTTCTCGATTATCCAAAGATTGGCCCGACTGTCCCAACGTTCCACCTTGGCACCAGTAGCAGTTTTCCAACCGAGACCGGAGAAATGGTTGTAGAAAATATCCGCTTGCATCTCCCAGTCCGACAGTTTGTCACGAAAATACTCTTTCACCTCTTCGGCGGTCGGTGGTATAAACTCCACTTTAGGCTTAACGGGTTTCTTTGTCGGTGGTAGGTCGGGCGGGAATAACTCGCCAGAGTTATCTTCCCCTATACTCTTAGTCTTATTCTTAGTCTTATATAAAGGGTTACCATTTTGGTTACCGTTTTGGTTACCACTTTGGTTACCGTTTTGGTTACCACTTTGGTTACCTACAGAAACCAAAATGTAAGACGCTGCCTTTTCTCTCCTATTGCCTTCAATGAATTCAATCAGCCCCTTTTGCTTCAATCGGTTGCGCAAATCAATTATAGTCTTGTTACTATAACCTAATTCGGCTTGGATTAGACGTGTTGGTAATTCAAATGGGCAAAGCCAGTTCCGGATATTGCATTCTTTCAATAGAAAAAAGTAAAAGTCTGCTTCATATGCCGTCATCGGCTTATATCGTCGAATTTGCCAAAACTGATTGATATAATCTATATAGGTCATAATAGGTAAGAATTGACTTCATTCATAAACTCAGTAAGAGAATGGCATACCACATATTTATTTCGGAACTTTTCAGCCTCTCTCTGCCATCTTATCTGCTCCTCGCTTTGTTTCCCTTTCGGTCTCTTCATTTCGATGCAAAGAGCGGAAAATCCTTTCTTAGGTACAAGCAGTATCAAATCGGAAACACCCCTTACACTTCCCTCGTACTTCATTTGTGCTCCAGTCCTGGCATCACGCTTGCCACCATTTGGGACAGCAAACAACATAAGACTCAAAGACGGATATTGAATCCGGAACCAAGTCAGACAGCTATGCTGTATCTGACTTTCCGATTGCGGTGTAGTTTGTTTCTTTCTCATAATCTTCCTTTGAATAAGTCCATAGCCATATCTACTACATTCTCCTTAACCACATCATCCGTTCCGGTAACACCGTTAGCTATACCTTTCTTTCGCTGGATAACATCATACATGTATTCATCAATGGTATTCTTACCAAGAAAGTAGTAACAGTTAACGTTATTCTTCTGCCCATTACGGTGTGCCCTATCTTCTGCCTGCTCACAGTCAGAAAAAGTCCATGGGAACTCGATGAAGGCTACACGGCTGGAAGCAGTCAAGGTGAGCCCGGTACCGCCCGATTTGTAGTTAAGGATAATCAACGTACAATCCGGATTGTTCTGGAAAGCATCCACAGCCATCTGTTTCTGCGTAGCGTTATCCTCACCCGTAACCGTTACAGCTTTGGGAAACATCTTCTTCAGTTCCAACACTACTTCTTTTAGGTAGGCAAAGACAATCAGTTTTTCTCCACCGTCTATCACGTCATGGATGAATTCGGCAGCCGCCTTGATTTTCCCACGTGCAGAGATGGCTTTCAGAATGCCCATACGAACCATTACCTCGCCCCTCATGGACTTGGCTATCTTCTCATCATCCGCATTCTTGTAGACACGCAGATATTGTATGAGGTCGCTTTCCGCTTTCTCATACTCCAACCGCGTAGTGATATCCATCTCAATATACTGACGTGTCTTGTCTGGAAGCTGCGTCAACACTTTAGCTTTTTCACGCCGGAAGAAGCAGGTATTCCAAAGGCGCCAGTTCAGTTCTTTCAGATTGGAGGCTTTCTTCGGCCCATTACAGAAACGTTCGGTGAATGTCTTATACCCTCCAAAATCCTCCAACCGTCCCATTATCTTGAGTTGCTGTATAAGGTCAGTATTGTCATTCACTACCGGTGTTCCCGTCAGTTCAAGAATGAAATCCTTGCCTTTACAAATGCCCTCAACAAACTTGCTCTGCTGGGTCTTGGTAGACTTGCACTTATGCGACTCGTCAATGATTACAGACTTGAAAAGGGTTATACGTGGGTCAAAGGTGATTGATTTCAGCGTAAACCGCGTATCATTCTTCACATCCAATACAAAGAACTTTTTCAAGCTCTCGTAGTTAGTGATGAAGATGTCACAACACTTGGTTTCAATGAAGCGCTGCCAAGTATTTTTGTTCTTATCATCAAGGATTAGCGCCTGCTTTCCAGCAAATTTCTTGAACTCACGCTGCCAATTTATTTTAAGTGCTGCCGGACATACAACAAGGCACGGATAGGATTTTGCAATCGTCACCGTGCCTATTGCCTGCAAGGTCTTACCGAGTCCCGGCTGGTCACCGAAGATACACCGTTTATGGGCCAGAGCATAGGCTATGCCCTCCTTCTGGTAATCGTACGGTTCAAGTAGCAATCCGTGGGGAACGGTCAGCTGCGGCATCGGAGCAATGTCAAAACTCATATCGACCTTTCTTTGCTCCGACCGTTGTACGGAACCGCAGAATCCCTGCTGTACCGCCCATTTCGCCATTGTATCAACATACCATTCATCAGCCAAGTCAACCCACCACGCCTTTTCATTGAAAAGATATGCTTTCTTTGCGTTAGCCTTGACTGATGGAATATTGTTCACGCATTTAACCAACATCGGATGATACATGAATTTCAGTTTGAAGCCGTCCGGATATTTGGTGATACAAAAAGGTGCTGCCATATCAAGCTGCCGGCTCTTTAATCTTCACTTTTTTACTTTTGTTTCTCGGCTTCACTTTCTTCCCGTCAATCGTCAGAGTAGTGCCACTCTGTTCCACCACTTGTTTAAGGAACTCATTCGCTTCCTCTTCAAATGCAGCATCTCCCACCGGGTCGGCTGCAATGTCCGTAGGAATATCCCCATCGAACGGAAGTTCCTGCTGGACTACCGCCCATTTCTTAGCGGTAAGATACTGTTCCACCTCATAATTACATGCCTCAATTGCCTGCTGCAGTTCGAATGCATGCTTATATTCCTCGTTCTCATTGTTGAACATGGTAAACGGAGCTATAAGGTTAAGCACCTTCTTACTTTTAAGAAAACGTTTTCCAACCAATACCACACCTTCATTGTCATCCGAACCGCTAACTGTGTAGCCCGTGACCTCGAATGTAGAGAAGATTTCTTCCGGCAGTTCATCTATGGAGTCCTTTCCATCAGCTTCTTTCTGCTCACAGAGGAAAGCAAGGTGAGGAATCAATTCGTTAAACGCTGCACGCAAATCCTTATGGATAAGATTCTTTCCCTCAATGGTTACATTGTCCTCATTCTCGTTCTTGAAAGAGGCAACAAGCGTGTTGTCTTTCGTGATTTTTGCTTTGGTGATATTCATTTCTACCTCCTGTCTTTATATTCGTTGATAAATTCGTTATAGTAACGGTCAGCCGGAAGAGGGAGCGTTATTCCCAGTTCGGCAGCAGCATCGGCCTGAACCTTATTTAGAAAGTCAGTCATCTGCACTGTATTGAGTTTCGATGTGCTTCCGGCAATGACCATTTCTTTTCCTCTGAAATACGAAGTCCTTCTGAGAAAGCGGTTACAATAGTAATCGTGTACATCCTGCTTGTCCGTCCCGGTCTCCTGCTCAATACAAGTAAACCACAACCACATAAGCGCATTCTGTGACAGCGTCCTTGGCTCTGTGAACCTTTCGATTTTTACACGATACCGACCATTACGAAGCTGGGAACACATGAAGTCAAAAGACTTGCTTATGTGTACCTCGCCGTTGACCTTTTCCAGAATTGCTTCTTGTGCCATTACTCTAATCCAAAGATTTTTTTATCAGAAATAATGTCTCGATTTGCTTCCAAAAACTCTATGAAATGCTCGCAGTGTGCCGTAAGCAGCTTAACCGTCTGTTCATGGTTATAAGTGTAGTATTCCGGGTATTGCGTTCCGCTAATTAGTGGCGTCCGGCTGGTACCGCCCTTCATCTGATAGGCAGTGTACTCAAACGCTTTCACGCTTTCCATCTGACTGGAAGCAATCAGACAGTAAGGATATACATGGCGCTGCCAGCCGTGTTCATACTTGCCAAAATCATACTTAGATGTTGTCTTGATATCATATACGGTATCACGAACGAGCTCATCTATATACCCATAAAGCTCCACATCACCATAGCGAGTGGGAATGACTGCGGACACAAAGACTTGGGACAATGCACCGGAAAAATACTTCGACTGCTCTATACACCAGCTACGGTCAAATAAGAAATTACGCTCTGGCGCGATATCAGTAGCAGGAAAATATACCTGAATGGTATTCGTTTCTCCATCACCGATAATGGTGTATGGCTCCCGTTCGCTTGGTATATGCTTTTTCTTGTGGATATAGCAGTCTATGACAGCATTAAAGGCCGTTCCTTTATCAGCTGCCTCACTCTCAAACGGGACACGGTTTATCGCATCAAGTAGGCTTTGCTTCAGCTCCGCTTCAATTTCTTCCGGACTTTTCTTGTATTCTCCCGTTTCATTATCGACATTCCAGAAGCTCTCTACCTGCTCATCAGCCCGTAAATACTGCTCGAATTTATCGAGCAGTGACGGGTAGAATCTGTACTTAGGCTGCCGGCTCATACTTATTACTGAGTTTATTGAACTTCAAACCTAACTTTTTGCATTTCTCGTTAAGCAGCATGCCAGCCCGAACTTTACTATCAAAGATATGCGTCATTCCCGCAATAGCTTCCCGAACAGAATTGGCAGATTGAACATCTGTTACTTGTTCCACCGTGTCACGGATAGCGTCAAGAATAGCATCATATTCGGAAGATAGTTCCGTTTGTTTGGTCTGATACCCCTTGTAGGTATTAATGATATTCGTCATAAAATCATTCTTACCCGTTACGGTACCGGACTCATCAATGATAACGGGTATCTTGATACGAGAAGGAAGATTACATGTGTTCTTGCCGTAGAACTTCTCGCACGGGTCAAAAGAAATAGTTCTATCTTTACCGATAGCTTCCATGTAACCAACCAAATCCAACTCCTTAATCAAATCACCGGCAGATGAGCCACCAATCTCCGGACGTATCTGTTTTTCGTCGCCTACTTTCTCCTCCCGTTCATGAGCCACGAAGATAACAGACTTGCCCATGAGTGTGACTTGATTAACGAAGTTGATGAACATGTTCTTACGTACTCCATACCCCTGCAGGGAAAGGGTACCATCCGCTTTCTTCATCTTCGGATTCGCTGCCATAATCGCCTTATCCATAAAAGAAAGCATCTTTCCGGCAGTATCAATCACAATAGTGGAAAACTCCTTGATTTCTTCGGACGAAAGTACCTGGTTCGTCTCGTCCCAGCTTGTAATCTGGACGGTCGGTACACGATGGGCGGCATTGACACGGTGAATACCGCCGTCATAATCGAACAATACCGGATTGGGAGCCGATAATGCAAGAGTGGTATTATGTGTTACAATAAAGTCATCTGTTATATACAGTTCGTCTTCATTCGACACTTTGATACAAACACATTCAGAATCCTCTATCTTTTCTGCGTCAATTATATATCTTGACGGGGTGACAGGTTTCCATTGCGCAGCCTTCCGTTCTAACGTGAATGGGCATTCGCTCATGTTAACGGTAACTCTATATTCAATCCCCTTGTCTTCTCTTGGATAACCTACTGCTTTAGCGATTCCCCCCAAGGAAAGGACAAGATGAACAAAATCATCCGCAAGTATTCGGCTTGATGTTGAGAAACTGACTCTATTCTTGTTTGCATGCCCGTCAGTATCCATTAACCCGCGTAACAAGGCCAATCTCTGCTCACGACTTCCGAGCTTGTATTCAGAAGGTATAAACTTATCTCCGGAATGAACGTTCAATCCTAAACGTTTTATCTTCTGAATATACCCTTCACCATTACCCCGAAGAACAATACTATATTGTGGGCACTGCGGAGCTTCATTCTTCCGAATAGAATATACACTTGGTAACAGCATCTTGACTTCTTCCAATATTTGATTATCCATATCAGGATTGGAAAACATAGCAACGTTGCCAGTCAAAGAGCCGTCACCAATTAAAACACCCAAAATATACGGGTTTACTTCATACTCCTTTTCCGGATAATCCATAGCTTCTGCAACGGGAATCTCATAACGAGGTATTGCCTTTCTTGTTGTTGATTGTCTGGAAGGAGACAAAGGACAAGAGATACCTTTCGCTATCATTTCCTTTAAAGTCACATTTTTGAATCCCGCCTTTCGGCTATTGCCTGTACTTGACCTCACTGTCCATATATGTTCTTCATCACAATAGGTTATTGCAGAATCATTAGTCATAATCCGATACACCGGCCTTATCCCCTGCGGATAGATGCCAAGAACTTTCTGCACCTTTCCGTCATGCCCCATAACTTCATCGCCGACGGATAAATCAGATAACTTCTTGAATCCAGTTGGCGTTAGAATATTGCAATACAGTGGTTGGGCTTTTCCCATGCCAGGTTGGCCGTAAATCAGTGCTGACAAGGTAGTCTTAACGGTCAGCTCGTTAGGTCTTTTGATAAGTCCCATAATAGAAAATATTAAAGTGGTTAATAAAAAAATAGCCAAAGGAAAGCCCCGAAGCGTATTCTCCGGGGCGCAAACGACAAATACTCCTAATCCTATCCGATTTCGCATTACCTTTCAGATAGAGTCAACGGCTAACCGATGCCGCGCGGATGATTCCCTGCGCTATCTTCGCCCTACTCTCGGACTAAAAGCGGATTTTCTCTCATAAAGGCTTGTAGAAACGGATGGATTCGAACCACCGACCGCCGCTTGTGGTGCTCTCCCATTAAGCTAAGAATCTACTTGAGAGAATCGAACTCTCAACCTTCCACCACACACAGTGCTCTATCCACTGAGCTACGTTCCCAGAACAGGTGAACTATTTTCACAAACCGTTCACCTTGAAACACAAACAAAAAATAAAACACGACAAAACTACTAAATAACCCTCTCTTGGATTGTGGACGTTGACGGACTCGAACCGCCAATCTCCTCAAATGAGTTGTGTTAGCCATTACACCGAACGCCCATATTTGCCTACCATATCTTCACAGACTGGGCAGGCAGGTCAACAAAGTTGCTCCCGGATAGGCGGTCAAGCCACACCAGGATAGTCACTTAAAACAAAAGCAAAATAAAAACTTAAATGAGGACTCTCACCTCACGTTGTCCTTTACAACGGAATTATAGATTAAACAATAAAAAGCTTGTGGACAATGCGGGATTTGAACGCCGCGACCTGTACATGAAACCTTTAAACAATACCATGACAAATTACCAATACTAACTACATGTACCGCTCTACCAAGCTGAGCTAATTGCCCGTGTCTGTCCCTGCTCTCACGAGTAGAGACAACTCCCATGTCTAATTCTAAATCAATCTAATTATGTGTGAAACACTTCCTCCGCTGAGGTCTATATCTTGAACACCTTTTTCAAGACATTGTGATAAAACCAATACGAATACACAAGGCCAAAAAGGTTTATACCATAATTCCAGTCTCCCGTTACCGAGTCTACATCATTAAACATCAATAAACATGGTAGTGCCAATACGTTAAGCAGTAGCACGTTTATAATGATTCTTCTTTTCATTGTTCTTTCCCTTTCTTACTTTTGCAAAGCTCAACACATCCGAAGCATTGTAATAGCTTCTCCCATTAGATTTATACTCAACTCTCACTCTTTGAGTATTTACCAACACTCTTAACCTGCCCGGACCTCCTACTATTTTTTCAGATTCTCTCTTTGGAAAAGTGCGAGAATCCATAATAGTGAGGATGTCTGCCAATCTCGCCTCCGCTGTCCCGTCAATCAACATGGAACTGCGTAAATCACCATTCACTTCGTATATCATACCGTTAAAAAATAAAGTCGTTATTATTCTTTCGGCCAGTCCTTATATATCGCATAGCTGTCCGTACCCGTGATGGTATTCTCATTCTCCGTAAATCAATATCATTGCAAGTGACCTGCATCAATAAGAATAGAATGGAGAATAGGAATTCAAGCCCGTGTCTGCGTAATTCCTTCAAATCAAAATCACGCTTAAGCCTATCGCAAATCATATACAGAAGCAGTTCCGTATCTTTGGAAATACCCAACTTCCGGTATATCGTTCTTTTCTGGGTCTTGACAGTCCAAACCGATTTATTCAGATTGCCCGCCACCTCCTTGTCGGCAAGCCCCTTGCAGTACTCATTCGCGACAAGCAGTTCCGTAGGAGAAAGGGAAATCATCATGCGACCCTTTCCACATCAAAAATACCTTTCCTCTTGTCAACCTCCCCTACTTTCCAGTCAGCATCCTCAACGCAGAACTCCAATCTCAATCGGGGGATAATTGTCCCCTTTATGGAATTATACGCCTTAACCGGAAAAGTTAGAACTTCCCCTACCTCCATATCTCTCAAAGCCGGAGTGTAGTTTTCTGTGATTATTCGCTTTTTCATCGCTATAAAATTTTAATGATTAGTATTTGAGCTCTCCCGAGCCAATCTGATTGGCGGCATCACGCTTTATTCGGGAGATTTACTTAACTTTGTATTGCCACATTTAAAATTAAGTAAGTATGAGTAAATTCATTGAAATCCCTGTTAACGGGGAAAAGTGCATCATCAATCTTGATGCAATTCAGAGTGTATGTCCTCTAAAAGGAGGTGGGTGTGAAATCTACTTCCTTGAAGGAGCCTTGAAGAGTGTCAAAACCCAATTTCCATATTCCGAGTTACTAAAACTCATTTGGGTATAATTACTTCTTTTCTGTATATCGGGATTGAGAACAACTTGATAATTACTATGCAAGGTTCTCTCCCGGTATCACTCTTACTGACAAACCCGCTATTTGCAGGAAGTATTGTCACTTGCTTTTCTATAATTGCTTTCATAAGTTCGTTTTTACTCACGTTTCACTAGTGTCCCGTTAAAATCGGGACGAGTTATTAATTAATCAAATAATCCCGGAATAAGGGGATTAAATTGTTCTTTGACATCATTGAAATTAGTCTTATTAAACAGCTCTTGTAAATGCGTTTTATCTGTTAATGAGATGCTAAGAATCTGCAAGACCTCATAAGTTGAACGATTCAGTTGCATATCATATTGTACAATAGCTACTAAACAATAGGTGATGATAGCAACACTAATCTGTATTCGAACCGCATTCTCGGTAGTACCCCAGAACCTTTTTATCTTAAGGTGTTGTTTCAGCCATTTGAAGAAAAGTTCCACGAACCATCTTTTCTTATAAAGATTGGCAACATCAAGTGCAGATATGTGTTTGGCATTCGTCAGGAATGTGAATTCACGATCATCCTCTTCATCATAGAAACGGATGACTCTGAATGATTCAGGATACTTCTTTTCAGAAGTGTACCCTATCAGTTTCACTTCCGCATCTGAAAGGATATTCTTCGGCATTCTACGCTTCCATTTACAGAACTTGCATTTCAGATTAGACTTCGCTCTGACTACAAAGAAAGAACCTGTAAGATGAATCCGATAAAGTTCTTTAAACGAGTCATACGCTCTGTCAAATATATAATAAGCATTTGGCTCATAATTAATTGCGGACATTTCTGTTGAATCATGCCTGGATGCTGTAGTTACTGTATAAAAGGCTGGAAGTTGTGCTTCTATGTCATAAAGGACATGAGCCTTAACTCCACCTTTTTTCTTACGGAACTTCGCCCAAGGGAATATAGCCAAACATAAAGGAATCGTAGTGGAATCAAACGCATACTTCCTTCCTGGAATATCCAAGATGTGAGTCGATCGTTTTTCACATGCTTCCTTCATCATATAGAAAGCAAAATCTTCGAAGATTCTGTAATCCCGATTCTGATTGGCAGATGCAAGCGTAGTTTTGGCAATGGGCTCACGACCCAATCCCAAATGATAACGCTTTCCTTGATGTGCTTCCAAAGCTACAATCAAGTCACGAAGACTTTCACGATTACTGAGTTGACCGAACATCATTGCAAGTAACTGACTCCAGCAAGTGAAATGTTTCACATAACGATTGCCATCATACTTGTCTACAAGTCTTCTGAACTTATCATTGTTCAAGAATTCTACTAACTGAGCGAAAACATATTTATCTTGGTTCATTTGAGGTCACCTTAATTGACCTCAAAGGTATGATTTCAAATCGTCGCGCCTAAAAAGTAGTATCTAATAGACTATATTTCAATTATTTCAAAGAACTATTTATCCACTTTTACGGGACAGTAATGCTCACGTTTATTAAATTATTTACTCCCCTCTCTATAGTTCATTCAGAAGAAACGCATCTTCACCATTTTCTGTCTTCACCTCTGTAATTAGGGTATAAGCTGTAGAAACCAATTGAAACATCTCAGGGTGTCTCCTTATGAGTTTAGTATTAAGGTAATTCCTCCACCCTTTGTGATAAGCATAATACATCAAAACACCTCGTTTATTCCACACACACGTTATTATTACTCCATTGAGAACAATCTCACCTCTATATCCGTCAATATGTGTCGATTCTGCATTCATAAAAGAAGTAATACTATATACAGGGACACCTATTGCTGTTGAGAAATCCTTCATAATCATAAGTATTAAATATTATTCGTACGAAAGCAAAGGTTATTGCCACATTGCTATTTACAACATAATATGCCTATTATAGCACCCAACAAAGCTATTATTACTCTTAGGGAGGTATGAATAGATTTAAGTTTATCATCATTACTCATTTCAGTTTTAATTAATGTTTGTGCCCCAATAAGCTCTCTCTGCTCTTCTCACCGGAGTTATCAGCTACTGTACTTCACTGCATGACCGTTCGGGGCATGTCGGCTTCCTATTTCGCACCGTTGCAAATCTTTCGCTCGTTCTGAACTTCCATTCAGACATCGTCGCAAATTCTTGCTACTCCGGGTATCTCTCGCGTCCTCTATGCTGGGATTGAGGGTAAGCGCCAGTATCGCTTTCTGGAACGGATTGCTTAGGGCAATCACTCCATCTCGTTCTCCGTCTCCCATCAAAGGGTAGGCTCAATGACCGGACGGAGAATCTTTCAATTCGCCCATGCAAGGCTTTGCACGCCACTTGCGCAAGTATTCATGTTAAGCGTACAGCTGTTCTGCATGGTATATGTAGCTGCCTTTTCTGCGAATAATTATCTTAATCGCCTACGTAACGGGAACCGAAGGTACCTTTGCTGTTCTGATTGTAGTAAGCTGAAGCTGGAGCGTTGCAGTAATCATAAGAACTTCTTCTTTCCGGTCGTACCAAAGCTGCTTTCATTACTTCTTTCTCAGCCTTTCTCGCTTCTTCATCAGCAACACGTTTCTTTTCGTCAGCCCAAGCGAGTTTCAAGCAATCACCGAAAGTCTGTACACCGTGAGTAAGCTGGTATAGCTTGAAATACTTTCTGTATATCTCGTGAGCCGCTTTCATAATCTTGTGTAAATCGTACTTTTTCATTGTCTTACTCCTTTTTAGGTATGTTGTTTTTTTGGTTATCTCACTCAAACTTCGCATCTTTGCTGCTGTTGTCGTTGTTGACGTTGCAAATATGCTATCATTTTTGATTACAACAATCAATTGCGATATATCTATTAGTTAATAAAATATAATATGATTGTATGACCTTAAGAGAATTGCTGAAAGAAAAGGGAATAGCCTATAAAGTTGTATCCGATGCCTTAGGTATTCACCCCAACAATATGCCACGATATGACGACTTAATGAAGCGTAGCGTAGAAGAGGTGATGATTATATCTAAGGCAACGAATATAGACATATCAGAATTGATTGGAATTTCATTACCAAGAC